GCCGTACATGGACATGGACATGGGACCGTAGCTGTCCATCCGGGCGTCGCTCTTGCTCGCGTAGACCTTGCGTCCACGGTAGCCGCCGCCGGGCCGCGCCGCGCTTTCGACCGTGCGCTTGCCGCCCCAACTCTCGATGTCGGGCGCGTTGACGTTCGTGTATCGGGTCATTTCTTGCCTCCCGTGCGGCGCTCCCAAGTCGCGCGGCACCGCTCTGCGTCATCACGCCGACCAAATACGCCGACGGTGGTCCACCTGGGAGACGGATCGTCCGTGCCCCGATGGCGAATTAGTGCGTGAACCTCATACGCCCCATCTGTCGGGCGCTGGGTAAGGTCCACGCGGTCCATTACGACACCTTGGACGCCCTAATGGTCGAAAGCACTTCGGCCACTTCGTCAAGCTGGTCCACGTCCAGTAGCGCCAGCGCATCGAAGTCAATCGTCACATAGTCGCCATCCTCGTCGCCGTCTTCGTCGGTCTCGTCAAGGATATCGGCCAGCGCCTCGACCAGATCGGCGCTTTCATCGGTCGTGAGCGCGATGTGAATGCGCCCGATCGTCAATGCCAGGGTTTCGGCTTCCGTATCAAAAGCCACGATCACGTCACCAACGGTCGTTTCAACGCGCATGTTTCGCCCCTGTCGCAAGGTGTCGTTCCGCCGCCGATCGGAGGGCGTCCGGGTCCACGTCTGCCATTAGGCACACATCGCGGATATTCCGGCTATTCCCTAAAAGCCATCGCCGTGCGCGGTCGCGCTCCACATCCGTTGGCGCGCTGTCGCCTGTCGCGACGACGGGGCGCTCAGGGGCCGATGCGTCAGCGAGCGCACGGGCGATGACGCAGCGCCAGAGACGAGTTTCCGGCTGCATCCGACGCCCACAAACGAAAAGGCGCCGGGTTGCCCCAGCGCCTACGAAGTCGATTATCTGATTTGACCCTAGCACAACCGATCGCGAGCGGCAACTGTCACGCCGCCTTCCCGGTGATCTTCCACAACCTCGCCAAGTCGCCCAGCGCGCCCTTGAAATGCTCGCCCCACACCGGCCACCGCTGAAGCATGACGGGGCTTTCCCGAAAGTCCACCGCCCCAAGGCACACCGTCTCCACCGCGCCCCATGCGAGTTTACCGGCGGGCCGCGCGCGGATCACCGTCGCCATCGCGTTAAAGTCCTCCTTCGCGCGCCGCCATTCGTCGGTGTCATCCGTGGCGGATTGGCCCTGCGATCGGCCGGTAATCGAAATGGGGGGACATGCGGCCAGCCGTTGCCATTTGGCCCACACCATGCCCGCCTTGACCCCCGCGTCGTGCAATCGCTCGTCGATGTAACCGCCGTGAAGAAGCTGGCCGAGGGCCGTTCCGCTGCGATGATCGAGTTGCGCGGCCTCCCCCACGATCCGAGCGCGTTGGGCTAGGGCTTCCGGCGGGATCACGGTGTCGTGCGATGGGCGCCCCGGTGCTGGGGCGTGCGAGGGCCGCCGGCCGCCGCGACGGTTCGCCTGCCGATACCGCTTCGTCATGGCGCACTCTCCTTTAGCGCGGCGGCCACGATGGGGCCGATGGCAAGATCGCCTCCCCGGTCCAGCCGGCCGGCGAGCCGCAGAAACCCTACGCTGAACTCCGGGACTATGCCCGTCTGCGGCTGCAATTCTCCGAAGCGATCAACGCACGTTTCGCAGCGGTGAATTTCGCGATCGGGGGTCTGCGGGAAGCCGCTATAGACCATCTGCCACATCGCGCGCGGGGACGCTTTGAAGAAGCGGCCACAGCAGTCGCACTTCATCACTCCCCCTCCCGGTCGAGTCGGCCGGCGGCGGTGAGCCGATCCGGCGCGTGCTGTTGTAGCCACCGGTGACCGAGAAACGTCATGCCCGCCGCTTGGTCAGCGTTTCGAGGCATCGGAACCTCGTCATCGCGCACCACCGCCGCCTCCCCCTTGATCAGCGCGTCCGCCGCCGCGTCGCCGACCCGGTCGAGGAGGGCGAGGGCGCGGGCGGCGCGGGCGCAGTCGTCCGCGACGCTGGCCTTCAGTGTGCATTGAGGCTCGTTCGGGTCGTGGACCCAGTAGCAGTTGCGACAGCCCTTGAACCCGCGCGTCATCGCTCCCCCTCCTTCTTGATCGCGGCGGCCACGATGGTGTCGAGGTCGATTGCGACGATTTCATCGTGAACGAACGCTGCTGCCGCCATAGCGGCTTGATCGTCTCTGGTGTTCGCAGTGAAGTTGTAGTTGGTGAGGGACGAACGGCGAGAATGCGTGGCTGCTACTGCTGCACACGCCTCCCGCACCGCCTCCGCGACGCGATGGGCGAGGGCGGCGCGGTCGGCCTTCGCGACGGCCTGTGCCTTCAGCGCCAGATCAGCGGCGCGCGCGGCAAGATCGGCGCGGCGGTCCTCCAAGCGAGCGGCGTGGCTCTCAGTCGCTCGGGCGCAGCCGATCCAGTGGTCTACCTGCCGCGTCAGCCGCTCCACCTCGGCCCGGAGGCGGGCGATCTCGGCGGCGGCTTCGGCCATCAGCGCGTCGGTTTCGTACTCGTCTACAGGTGGCGAATTGTCTCCGGGCCAGCGCACGTCGGCCATGACAGTTCCCTGCCGCAACCGATCCACGATGTCCGCTTTCCCGTCCGGGACACCCGCCCCCGCCGGGGCGCTATCGGGTGCGGGATTTTCCCGATTGGGATGCGGCTCAACCATTTTCCCGGCGTCGGGAATATGGTCCGCACGCACGCACCCCGCCCGACCGGTGCAGGACTGATAGGTGTACTTGTAGACGCCACGAGACGGGCTCACAGTCTCGCACGCCGGGCACGTCTTCTGGTCGCTCACGTATTGACCCTCCGTCCGTAGAGGCGTGACGCCTCGCTGATGATGGTCGCTCGCGTCATCTCAGGGATTCGGGCCAAGTCGTGCGCGGTGATGCAGACCATGCCACGATCATGCCATGCCTTGTGAGCCGCGCGGCGAATATCTTCGTCGGACATGTGCGATACGGGCTGATAGCGGCCCAAATACGATCTAACGCCCGTCACGCTCGCCTCCTTCCGCCTTGCGGACTGCCTCGTTGCCGATGCGCTCGATTTCCGCGCGCTCCTCGGCCGTGAACTCGGTAATCTCCCGCGCCGCCATGCCCACGCGATACCGGCCGTGATGGCAATCGAACGGGCTGAACGTCTCGTCATGCGCCACGACGTCGCCGGGACGGACGTGGCGGATTTCCCATGTGCGGCCGGTCATGCCGCCACCCCCACCGCAGCGCGGCGGTAATACCCCTCGGCCTGTAGCCGATCGAGCGCTTTGCGCCCGTAGCGGGTGCCGGACCTGTCAACTTGGTCAAGCAACGCCCCGTTGGATTCCGTGCCGTAAACCGCTTCCGCCAGCCGGTCCCATGCCCGATCAAACGCGGGGTCCATATCCCAAAGGTCGAGGGTAATCAACTGCGCCACCAACTCGCGCGCGGCGACGAGCGCCGTTGCCACCGGGCGGTCCTCTAGGTCGGACGTCACTACCTGGCACACGCGGTAAAGCCGGCGGGCGAGCTTGTGGCGGTCGGCGTCGCTCAGTCCGGTAAGCGTCGCGTTGAACGACGCCTCTAGCCCCGAGACGATCGACGCCAGTTCCGCACGGCCGGCGTCGTCGGTCGCGTCACGGCTGGCATCGCTGATCGTCATGGCGACATGCCAGACAAGGCGGGCGGGTAGAGCGCGTTCAATGCGCTTGCGGTCGGATAGGTAGGTCATGCGGCCCTCCTTTCTGCGGTGATGGCCTCCACGGCGGCAATGCGCTCCCCGATCCAGCGCATCACGGGGACGGCCATTGAGTTGCCCAGAGCCTTGTAGCGAGGGCCGTCAGCGGCGGGCTTGCCGCGGTGCGGGACGTCCGTCCAGCCGTCAGGGAACCCCTGCAGCCGCTCACACTCCTGCGGCGTAAGGCGGCGGACGGCAGATGCGGGCTGCATCACCGCAAAGGGCGATTTCTCAAAGGCCCGCAGACAGTCCACACGATCTACGGACACGCCCAAAGACGAGGCGTCGTTCCCGCTTTTGTGCATGTTGAACGCCAAGGCCGGATGCTGCGACCGTTGAAGGGTCACGGCGACGCCGTGACCCAGCGCCATGCCCTGCGATCCTCCTTGCTGACACGCAAAGCATAAGGGCTCCGCCACCGGCACCAACGGCGTCCCGCGACCAGTCCCGTCCTCGCTGGCGTCGAACCCGTCGCCGCGAAGGGTGTGGGCAATCAGCGTTTCCGTCTCGTAGTCCTGCCGCCCCATCCCGCCTGCGTTCAAGCAATGCGAGATGTCGCCCGTGCTGGCGATGGCGTAAACCTCAGTGCAGTTCAACGTGTAGCAAGTGCCGTCAGTCAGCGTGTCGCCGCACTGTGGTCCGTTGTGCGGCTGGCGACCGATCGCAGCGCCCTTGATAACTCCGGCGGCAGATCCTTTCCCCGCTTCTCGGCGCGGCGCAAGATGCCCTTGCAAGCTGTGGCGCTCAAAAAGTACCGCTGCGGCACGTCG